GAAATAATGTTAAAAGGTAACGGATGGGATAATCACGAAGATACTTTTGAAGAAGCCTTACGCAGGGAACTTTTAGCCGCACAGCAAATAATAGGTTTACTGAAAGAAGATTTACGACAGATGACGGAAGCGTACTATACAGCAATTAGAAAAACTAAAGAAGAAAAGGTACATTGATGGTTATATGGAAGGGATACTACAGTATTGGGAACAATTAGTTTTTTTCTTAGGGGCTTTGGTTGTAGCTGTTAAACTACATACTGAAGTAACTACCTTACGAAAAGACGTAGAAAAACTAGAAAAGGACTGCCAAAAGGCAAACGAAAAAATACAAGACAATTTTGTAAGTTCAGTAAGGACTGAAAGTGCAGTAAGAGAAACGGAAAAGAAGATAGAATCTTTGTTTCAGTTACATAATAAAAAGGAAGAATAATATGGGCATATTAAGTAAATTAGCAAAGACAGCCGCAAAAAAAATTGCATCAATGCCGCCTAAAAAAACAACTAAGACTAAGAAAAAACCAAATTTTAAAAAAGGTAACACTAGAAGTATTTTTAAAAAACAAGGTCCGGGACAAGCAAAAACCCAAAAAGCTACAGAGGGTCAAAGAAGATATAGAGTTGGACAAGCAAAAGGTGCTGTTGTAGGTGCAGGTTCTGTACTAGCTGTTGGTTCATCCGTAGCTCTATATAAAAAAGATGCTGCTTTTAGGTCACGCTTAAATGCGGCACAAGAAGCAGGGCAAGCTACAGTTACCTATCAAGGAACTACATATAAAGTACCCAAAAAGAAAATACCTCTTCCTATTCCAAAACCTAAAACAACATTTAGTAAGTTTAACAAGGGTAAAAAAATCCCTTATACTGAAAGATTTAAAGAAATAGAACAAGAAAAGAAGGCAAAAAAATAATGGAAACATTTACCGACAGACTAAGAGAGGAATTAAAAATAGATGAAGGATGTAAATACGAAATATATCTGGACCACCTTGGCTTACCTACGTTTGGCATCGGACATCTCGTTACTGAAAGAGACCCAGAATACCAAAAAGAAGTGGGAACAGTGGTGGATGAAATTAGGGTTAACGAAGTCTTTGAACAAGATATCCAAGTAACAGTTGATGAATGTAAAATATTATTTGTTGATTGGAGCAATCTTCCTGAAGAGGTAAAATTAATTACAGCTAATATGATGTTTAATATGGGCAGACCAAGACTATCTAAATTTAAAAAGATGATACAGGCTATTAAAGATGGTGATTGGTTAGAAGCTGCAAACCAAATGAAAGATTCAAGATGGTACAAACAAGTAACAAACAGAGCAGACAGGCTTATATCTCGCATGAAAGCGATAGGCTTGAGTTAATAAAACAAAGGCAAAGAAAAAAACATATTAAAAACTTAATAGAGTTATTTAAACCGAGGGAAAGAAAGTTTATAAAACATGGCTAGAAAATTAACAGAAAGACAACAAAAGTTTATTGAAGCTCTGTTCGCAGAAGCTAATGGTAGCATTAAAGATGCTAAAGTAATGGCAGGGTATTCGGCTACTACTAATAATCAAGAGATAATAAACTCTTTAAAGGAAGAAATTCTAGAAGCGACACAGATATATATGGCTAGTAATGCACCCAAAGCTGCAATTGCTATGGTAAGTGGCATTGACGATCCTACTGAGCTAGGTACTAGAGACAAACTAAGTGCAGCAAAAGAACTTTTAGATCGTACAGGTCTAATTAAAACAGAGAAGATTCAAGTAGAGTCTTCTGGTGGTGTCATGTTAATGCCACCTAAAAAAGTAGAGGAAGATGACTAGATCAACAGGTGAATGGAAGCTACCTGAACTAATAGATTTAAAAGAAAACGATACGTGGGTAGCGATACCAAGAATAGCAAGAACAACTCCATTTGGGTATAAGGTAGATCCTGAGAATGATCACATTCTTAGACCTATACCTCGTGAGTTAGATGCACTGAAAAAAGCGAAAGAACATTTAAAACAATATTCGTATAGGCAGGTATCTCATTGGTTAAGTAAGTTTACGGAACGTCCAATATCCCACATAGGTTTAATGAAAAGAGTAAAGCGTGAGCAAAAACGTAAGAACAAAGCTAGAACTCTCCGTGTCTGGGGCGAATATGCAGAAAAGGCGATCCAAGCCGCGAAGAAACTTGAAGAAGAAAGAACTAGTAGCAGAGCCTGAGTCGGTTATAAAAGAGTTAGAAGAAATAGAATCTGTTCCTGAACAAGAGCAGAATATTATATTTAAACCTAATGAAGGACCTCAAACTGAGTTTCTTGCTGCAGGTGAAAGGGAAGTACTATATGGTGGTTCAGCAGGTGGTGGCAAATCATATGCCATGTTATCAGACCCCTTACGATATATGGGTCATCCATCCTTTAGTGGGTTGCTCCTTAGACACACGACAGAAGAACTCAGGGAACTTATATTCAAATCGCAAGAACTTTACCCGAAAGTCTGGAAGAATATTAAGTGGTCAGAAAGAAAGATGCAATGGGTAGCTCCGTCAGGTGCTAGACTATGGATGTCTTATCTTGATAGAGATGATGATGTTATGCGATATCAAGGTTTGGCTTTTAGTTGGATAGGCTTTGACGAGTTAACTCAGTGGGCAAGTCCATTTGCTTGGAATTATATGCGTTCACGTTTACGTTCTACAGCACATGACTTACCAATCTTTATGAGAGCTACTACAAATCCGGGAGGTATAGGACATCAGTGGGTAAAGAAGATGTTTATTGATCCTGCCCCATTTGGAGAATCATTTGATGCAACAGATATTGAAACAGGAGAAACCCTCAAGTACCCAGCAGGACATTCTAAAGCTGGGAAACCTTTATTCAAGAGGAGATTTATTCCTGCAAGACTATCAGACAATCCATACCTCGCAGATTCAGGAGACTATGAAGCAATGCTTCTCTCACTCCCAGAACAACAGCGAAAGCAATTACTTGAAGGTGATTGGGATATTAAAGAAGGGGCTGCGTTTACCGAGTTTAATCGTGATATACACGTTATACAACCCTATACGATTCCTAATAATTGGATTAAGTTTAGGGCTTGTGACTATGGTTATGGGTCTTATTCTGGAGTTCTTTGGTTCGCTGTATCACCGTCTGAACAATTGGTTGTATACAGAGAGTTATACGTTTCTAAAGTTCTTGCTACGGATTTAGCAGATCAGATTCTGGAACTAGAAGCTGGTGATGGAAACATTAGATATGGGGTTTTGGATTCTTCTCTTTGGCATAAACGTGGCGATACTGGTCCATCTTTGGCTGAACAGATGATTATGAGAGGATGCCGTTGGAGACCTTCAGATAGAAGTAAAGGAAGCCGTGTTTCAGGCAAGAATGAAATACATAGAAGATTACAGGTAGACGAGTTTACAGAAGAACCAAGATTAGTATTTTTTAACAACTGTTCTGAGCTGATATCTCAGCTACCTGCAATACCATTAGATAAAAGAAATCCAGAAGATGTAGATACAAATGCAGAAGATCACTTGTATGATGCTTTACGATATGGTATAATGTCAAGACCTAGATTTAATATCTTTGATTTTGATCCTAAGATACCTAAACCAACATACCAACCATCCGATACTACATTCGGATACTAAGGAAAATATATGGCAGAAGAAGAAAACATTGACATTGAAGATAGTGCTGCTTCACTAGAAGACGTTACAGATATATCTAAAGAAGAAGCTAGTACTAGAAGTCTTATTAAATATGTCTTAGAACGATATCAAAGAGCAGAAGACTCAAGACAAAACGATGAAGGTAGATGGCTACGTTCCTATAGAAACTATAGAGGATTGTATGGACCTGATGTTCAGTTTTCTGAAGCTGAAAAGTCAAGAGTATTTGTAAAGATTACTAAAACAAAAACACTCGCAGCTTATGGTCAGATTACAGATGTGCTATTTGCAGGGAATAAGTTTCCTCTTAGTATAGAACCTACAGAATTACCTGAAGGTGTATCAGAAAATGTACATATTAATATTGAGCCTAATCCATTAGAAGACCAACAAAAAGAACCTGAACTTCCTCTTGAATATAAAGAAGGAGAATTACCAAAAGGGTATAGAGCAGGAATGCAATTAGGTCCTCTTGAAGAAAAGCTAGGAGAGCAAGAGGTAAAAGAAGGTCCGGGAACGAATCCTAAATCTGTTACCTATAGTCCTGCTATGGTAGCTGCAAAGAAGATGGAAAAGAAAATAATGGATCAACTTGAAGAATCAAGTGCCACTAAACATCTACGTAATACAGCTTTTGAGATGGCATTATTCGGTACAGGAGTAATGAAAGGACCTTTTGCTTTAGATAAAGAGTATCCTAATTGGACTGAAGGTGGAGAATATGAGCCTGTTGTAAAGACAGTTCCTCAAGTAAGTCATGTATCTGTATGGGATTTCTATCCTGATCCTGACGCAACAAACATGGACGATGCTCAGTATGCTATAGAAAGACATAAGTTATCTAGAACCCAATTAAGAAATTTAAAGAAGCGTCCATTCTTTAGGGATAATATGATAGATGCTTGTATTGAAATGGGTGAATCCTATGTACAAAAAGATTGGGAACATGATTTATCAGATTATAACGATGAATATAATATAGATAGATTTGAAGTTGTAGAGTATTGGGGAACAGTAGATACCCAACTATTAATAGATAATGAGATTAAGATCCCTAAAGAATTAAAAGAGTATGATGAAGTTCAGGCTAATATATGGATATGCCAAGACAATTTAATTAGAGTAGTACTTAATCCATTTAAACCTACACGTATTCCATATATGGCTTCACCGTATGAAGTAAATCCATACTCATTCTTTGGTGTGGGTATTGCCGAGAATATGGATGATACACAAACATTAATGAATGGTTTTATGCGTATGGCAGTAGATAATGCTGTACTATCAGGAAACTTATTGATAGAAGTTGACGAGACAAACCTAGTTCCGGGACAGGATTTATCTGTATATCCGGGAAAAGTCTTTAGAAGACAGGGTGGTGCTCCGGGACAAGCAATCTTTGGTACTAAGTTTCCTAATGTATCTAATGAAAATATGCAGTTATTTGATAAAGCTAGACAGCTATCAGACGAAAGTACAGGCTTGCCTTCCTTTGCTCATGGACAGACAGGTGTATCAGGTACAGGTAGAACTGCGTCAGGTATAAGTATGTTAATGAATGCAGCGAATGTAGGAATTAAAGCTGTTATTAAAAACGTAGATGATTATCTACTAAGACCTCTAGGAGAAAACTTATTTAAGTTTAATATGCAATTTGATTTTAACCCTGAATTTCGTGGAGATTTAGAAGTTAAAGCAAGGGGCACAGAAAGTTTAATGGCTAATGAAGTACGCAGTCAGAGATTAATGCAGTTCTTAGGAACAGCTAGTAATCCTGCTCTTGCTCCATTTGCTAGATTTCAATATATTATAAGAGAAATTGCTAAGTCAATGGATCTTGATCCTGATAAGGTTACTAATAATATGGAAGAAGCAGCCCTTCAGGCAAAGATGTTACAGGAGATGCAAGCACCCCCACCTGAACAACAACCTCAAGCTGGAGCAGATCCTAGAGATCCTACAGGAGCAGGAGGTGGAACAATAGGAACAGGACAAGTACCTGTGCCAAATGAACAAGGATTTACAGGAAACGATGGTGGACAAAGAACGCAAACAGGTTCTCCTCAGACTCAAGGACCTAGTGCAGGACAAAGCCCTGCTGGACAACTTCAATAATTATTTAGATATTCTTATTGATCAACAACATAAAGCTATGGAACATAGCGATAACTCTACGTTAATGTACAGATCACAAGGTGCAGTAGCCACATTGCGTAGATTAAAATTATTACGACAAGAAATATTAGGGGTTAAGAATGAAAAAACAAATGCAAGTGTTTAAAGATGGTGGACTAGAACAAGACGGTGGCACAGTAGATCCTGCTTCAGGCAATAAAGTTCCTGTCGGTTCTTCTAAAGAAGAAGTTAGGGATGATATACCTGCTATGGTATCGGAAGGTGAGTTCGTATTTCCTGCTGATGTAGTACGTTTTATTGGTTTAGAGCGTCTTATGAAAATGAGACAACAAGCCAAATCTGGATTAAAGATGATGGAAAAAATGGGGCAAATGAGTAATGATTCTTCTGAATTACCTGATGATGTTCCTTTTAATCCTGAAGATATTGTAGCTGAAGATGATGAAGGTAATACAGGAGAGCTTGTTATTGTTAAAGCGGCTGAAGGACAAGATATAAAAAAACAAACAGATGTTTCAAAAGCCTACAATAAGTATATGGGTGGAACAGGTATACAACAAGAGTTATGGATTAATCCTCAGACAGGTGAGGAGATTGTAGTTTATAATGCAATGGGTCAAATGATACCCAACCCTCCTCCGGGATTTGTACGAAAAGGTTCTGAAGTTGCTGGTGAAGCCGCTATACAAGAATCCGTTCAAACTACTCCAAGTGAAGAAAGATCAGAAAGAGAAGACTCTACTACAATGTTTGATGGAAAGATTGTACCACGAGGTCGTTCTATTGACTTAACAAAAGATGGTGCAGACTTTGTAACTAAACGTGGGGATGATAAACTCTTTGGAAGTTTTGTTAATCCAAAGAATGCTCCTGCTGGTTGGAATACACAAAATCAATTTGAGTTGGAACAACTACAGACAGCAGGATTTTCTGTTAAGGCACTGTGGAATGGACAGGAATGGGATGTATACTCACCTGACCTAGATGATACAGCTTTTGGAACTCCGGGCACACGAGGATTTAATCCTAAATATAATATGGGTCAAGCTCTGAAGAGTGGAGCAGAAGCCTTTGGTAAAGGCACAGGAGTTTGGGGTAAAGGAATATCTTTTGTTAAAGGTTTAGGAAAAGGTAATCAACAAAGCTATATAGATAAGTTAAATAAAGTTGCAGAAGACAGACGTAAGCAATTAAAGCCAGAGTCTTTAAGAACTTCAGAAGAAAGAAAACAATATCTTAAAACGGATAAAGGTAAAGAAGGTACTGTTACAAGAAGTGAGATTGCAAAACGAACTAATAATCTTTCAGGTAAAAATGTTGATGAAAAAATAGCACAAGCGAAGGATGATAAAGAGAAACAAAGAGCTATTCAGAAAGAACAAGAAGACATAAGGTCAGTTCAAGATATTGCTAGAAAGGAATTATATAAAGACACAAAAGACCAAGAAACACAGGCAAAGGTAGATAGATATACTGCTGACAAAATTAAACAAGGAAGAAGTTCAGGTAGATGGACAGGTTTAAGTAAAGGTGGAACAGTTAAAAAGAAGCGTGGTGGGTTAGCTTCTAAGAAATAAATAACCTACATTTGTTGGCTACTCATACCCCTATGATTGGCTACGTTGACCCCAACAAAGGAGAAGACATATGGCTGAACAAGCTATGATAAAAGAAGTAAAGATTGAAAAGAAAGCATTTATGGCAAAGCCTTATAGCCGTGAAGATAAAATGAAAAAAGATGAAGAAGAATTAGAAAAGCTAAAGGCTGAGCAAAAAGGAGAAAAGAATGATTCAGAAACTGGAGAATCTCAGAAAGATACTGATGATACATCAGAGCCTGAGTCTGCTGAAGAACGTAGTTTTAAAAAGCGTTATGGCGATTTACGTAGGCATTCTCAAAAGATATCAGAAGATCACAAAAAAGAAATAGATAATTTAAAAAGACAATTAGAATCTTCAACTAAAAAAGAAATTAGTCTTCCAAAGACGGAAGCAGAATTAGAAGAGTGGACAAAAGAATATCCCGATGTAGCTGCTATAGTAGAATCTATTGCAACAAAGAAAGCAAAAGAACAAAGTGAAAGTCTTGAGACTCGTATGAAAGAGTATGAGGATCTAAGAGAAGAAGCTACAAAAGAAAAAGCTGAAGCAGAATTATTGAAAATACACCCTGACTTTGGAGAGATACGAGATAGTGATGAGTTCCATGATTGGGCTGAACAACAGCCTAAGTGGGTACAAGATGCTTTATATGAAAATAATGCTGATGCAAGATCTGCAGCGAGAGCAATAGATTTATATAAAGTAGATAAAAATATTACTACAAAGAAACCAAAGTCGGGTGATAAGGAAGCTGCTAAAGTTGTTAACACTAGATCGGAAAAGAGTAAACCAACTACGGACGAGTCTACTTCTTATTTAAAAGAATCTGAAGTACAGGCTATGTCATCACAGCAATATGAAAAGAAAGCTGATGAAATAATGGAAGCAATTCGTAGTGGTAAATTTATTTATGATGTATCTGGTTCTGCTAGATAGGAGCATATTATGGCAAGTGGAAAATTTTATGTTCCTAAACAGGAAGAAGAATATATAGCACCATTTGGTCCTGTAATGGGATACAAAAAAATGTCAAAGAAGTTCCTTAAAAAGATGAACGGCTTTATGAATCCTGATCTAGAAGACTGGTCAGATCAATTAGTAGGTAAAGTAAAACAAGAACTTAAATTTAATAAGGAAGCAGAACAGTTATGGCTTGATGAGTTTTCAACTTTTATAGCAAGATTTCATAACTATGTAGAACATAGACATTCGTTTGGTACTAGTAAACTAGATTCAGATAACTTTAATTTTGGCATACAGATAGTATCAGGTTGGTATGTAAGACAGTTTGAAAACGAATATAATCCTTTGCATATACATACAGGTTCTAGAATGTCTTGTGTAGGATATTTATCCTTACCTGATGGTATAGAAAAAGAATGGGAAGAGGATTATAAAGATCATCACCCTGCAAATGGTCATATACAATTTGCACACGGTACACCATCGGGATATAATCAAACGAACTTTATGGTTAAACCACAAGTAGGAGACTTTTATATATTTCCTGCTGAATTATTTCATTGTGTTTATCCATTTAAAACTAAGGGAGAAAGACGTTCCTTTAGTGTCAACTTTAGCTTTATAGAAGTTCGTAAAGAAAAAGTTGACAAATAAGAATTTGTAGATATAACTACAAGTAACGTATAAACTAGCCCATAATAATGCAACCTAGTTAATACACATATTCGCAAATTACAATAATACAATTAGACTAACTCTATAAAGTATAAGCCCAATCTGCTAATACGATTGCAACGTATGGCTTGATTGCACCTTTTTACTATAGACCTCTGAAGCGTATGGTATATTTTGCATCTGTTTAAGTAAAAGATAGGAGAATGAAAAATGGCTTTTACTAGCGCAGCTGGTTATGGAAACTTACCTAATGGTAATTTCTCGCCAGTTATATATTCTAAACAGGTACAACTTGCTTTTCGCAAGGGTTCTGTTGTAGAAGCAATAACTAACTCAGACTACTTTGGTGAAATTGCTAATTTCGGAGATACCGTAAAAGTAATCAAAGAACCTGAGATCACCGTCAAGTCTTATGCTCGTGGCACAACTATATCGCCACAAGATATTGACGATGAAGAATTTTCTCTTGTCATTGACAAAGCAAATTACTTTGCTTTTAAAGTTGATGATATTGAGGAAGCCCATTCGCATGTGAACTTTCAATCACTTGCATCAGACAGAGCAGCATACAGAATCAAAGATCAGTATGACCAAGAAGTACTTGGATACCTAAGTGGTTGGAAACAATCTGCTTTACATGGTACTCCAGATACTGCAAATACTACAGTAAATGGTAGTAAAGCTGTTTCTACAGCAGGATCAGACGAATTGTTATCATCTATGAAATTAGATGCTAGTGATTTTACTGATGGTGCTGGCAGTGCAGGTAGTGCAAGTAATAGTATTATTGTTGCACCACGAACAGGTGGAGCAACTGATGCGACTCCGGGTGCAGGAAGTACTTTTCCATTGACTGTTATAGCTCGTATGGCTCGTAAGTTAGACCAACAAAATGTAGACACAAACAACAGATGGCTTGTTGTTGATCCTGTATTTTGTGAATTATTAAAAGATGAGGACTCTAGATTATTCCAAGCTGATTGGGGTGGATCTGGTCTCCAAAATGGTTTAATTCTTAACAACTTACATGGTTTTAAGGTTTATATGTCTAATAACTTACCTCAAAAGGGTACAGGACCTTCTACAGCCGCAGCTTCAAATACAGCTAATTATGGTGTAATTGTTGCTGGTCATAGTTCTGCGATAGCTACTGCCGAACAAATCAATAAGACTGAAACTTACAGAGATCCTGATAGTTTCGCTGATATTGTTCGTGGTATGCATTTGTACGGTAGAAAGATTCTTCGTCCAGAAGCAATCGCTACTGCAATCTACAACATAGCGTAAGGAGGATTAGATTATGGCATTAGGCGACAATACAACTTCCGTTGCTAGAGGTATGGGTGCAAGAGGTAGACAACCTTACTTTGTTCAGCATGAGCTTAACTTTGCTACTGCTGTTACAGATAAAGGCACTGCACTTGCAGCTAGTGATGTTATTCCGGGATTAACTATTCCTGCTAACACACTTATTTTACACGCAGGTCTTGAGGTTACTGAAGTACATGCAGGTACTTCAACTGATGTAGCGTTAGACTTGGGTATTACAGGTGGAGACTATGACAACTTTGTTGATGGTTTTGTCTTTGATGCAGTAGCTGTAGGTACTTATGCTCCTACCCCTGCTGCATACAATCCTGTGATTGTAGGTGGAACATCCGATACACTTGACATTGAAATTCAAGCAATGACAGGCACAACAACTGGTGGTAAGATCAGAATGTTTGCTACATTGTTGGATATTGATGACGTTGGCACAATGACTGCTGACGAAGTAGACAGAGATACGTTAGCGTAACTCGTACACTTTAGAGGGCAGGGTCAAACTTGCCCTCTTTTTTAAAAGGAATTTAACGTATGGCATACGAAGCAAAAAGAAGAGTAAACAGATTCTTAGCCGTTCCAACAGGAAGTGCAGGAACATTTTATACATGCCCTACAAATAGAACAGCAGTTATAAAAGAAC